TTTAATAAATGAATATGATATTTTATTTTATGTTAGTCCTGAAGGTGTAGAAATAGAGGATAATGGTGTAAGAGAAACAGATGCTGATTATAGGATGGCAATAGATAAAGAAATAAAATCAATTATAGGGATGCATAGAAGTAAGGCCCCTACAATTAAAGGTACTGTAGAAGAACGTATAGAGCAAGTTAAAGATATAGTAGCCCAATATGTATAACATATAATATGGCTCAACAAAACATAAAACAAATCATAAAGCAGGAGTACATTAAATGTGCTAAGGATCCTGTATATTTTATGAAAAAATATTGTTGGATTCAACATCCAACAAGGGGCCGTGTACAATTTAATTTATACCCTTTTCAAGAAGGTACATTAAAATTACTACAAAAAAATGATAGAAATATTATTCTTAAATCCAGACAGTTAGGAATTTCGACCTTATCCGCAGGTATTTCTTTATGGATGATGGTATTTCAAAAAGACAAATCAATATTAGTTGTTGCAACAAAACAAGACACAGCTAAAAACCTAGTAACAAAGGTTAAATTTATGTATGATAATTTACCATCTTGGTTACAAATTGGATTTACAGAAAATAATAAATTAGCATTACGACTTAAAAATGGTTCTCAAGTAAAAGCAGTATCAGCAGCAAGTGATGCTGGTAGATCGGAAGCAATTTCCTTACTGATTATTGATGAGGCTGCCTTTATTGAAGAAAATCGAATAGAAGAAATTTGGGGATCATCACAACAAACATTATCAACGGGGGGTAGAGCAATTGTATTATCTACACCAAATGGAACAGGTAACTTTTTTCATAGAATGTGGGTTAAAGCAGAAGATGGATCTAATGGATTTACTCCTATTAGATTACCTTGGACAGTACATCCAGAAAGAAATGAAGAATGGAGATCAAAACAAGATGATGAGTTAGGTCTAAGAATGGCAGCACAGGAATGTGATTGCGATTTTACAACTTCTGGTAATACTGTTTTTGAAACAGAAATATTAAAATTTATTGAATCAACAAATATATGTGATCCTATAGAAAGAAGAGGACTAGAAGGTGGGTTACATATTTGGGAATATCCAGATTATACAAGAAATTATATGATAACAGCTGATGTAGCTAGAGGTGATAGTAAAGATTATTCTGCTTTTCATATTATAGACATTGAGGAAGCTAAACAAATTGGTGAATTTAAAGGCCAAATAGGTACAAAAGAATTTGGACATATGTTAGTAGCAATTGCAACTGAATTTAATAATGCGTTGCTTGTAGTTGAGAATGCTAATATAGGATGGAATACAATACAAGTAGTAATTGATAAAGGTTATACTAATTTATATTATTCACCAAAAGGAGACGCAGCAACAAACGCAGATTCATTTTTAGCTAAAGGATATGATATAACAGACACAACAAAAATGGTTCCTGGTTTTACAATGTCAATGAAAACAAGACCCTTAACAATAGGAAAATTAGATGCTTACTTAAGAGAAAAGTCAATATTAATCCAAGGTAAAAGAACATTAGAAGAAATGAGAACTTTTATTTGGAAAAATGGAAGAGCAGAAGCACAAACAGGATATAATGACGATTTAGTTATGTCTTTAGCAACAGCCTGTTATGTAAGAGACACAGCACTTAAATTTGCACAACAAGGAATCGATATAACAAGAGCAGCATTAAAAAATTGGACAAAAACAGCTCCAGGTATTTATACAGGTGGGGTAAATAAAAAACAAGCCGGGTGGACTCAAGACTTAGGTGATCGTGGAGAACAAGATTTGACTTGGCTCCTTTAATATATTTATAACAAACAACAAAGAATGGCAGATACTAGTTTATTTTCAAGATTGAGAAGATTGTTTTCAAATGATGTTATTATTCGTAACATTGGAGGAAAACAATTAAAAATAATGGACACAGGTAGGATCCAAAAATATGGAAACCTAGCCTCTAATTCACTTTATGATAGATTTACACGTTTACACAAACCTGTAGGATCTTCACTACAATATAACCCAACACTGAATTATCAATCAATGAGACTTCAGCTTTATAGTGATTATGAAGCTATGGATCATGATCCTATTATAGCAGCTGCCTTAGATATAGTAGCTGATGAAGCTACAACAAGGAATGAATATGGAGATGTATTAAAAGTTAATTCTTCAAATGAGAATATAAGAAAAGTACTACATAATTTATTTTATGATGTTTTAAATATTGAATTTAATTTAGCTACTTGGGTTAGAAATATGTGTAAATATGGAGACATGTATTTAAAAATGGAAGTAAGTGAAAAATTTGGTGTATATAATGTTATACCTTTATCAGTATATGAAGTAGTAAGAGAAGAAGGAACAGACCCTGATAATCCATCTTACACTCGTTTTACAATGGACCCAAACGGTCTAGCTTCAGGTGCAACTAATACAATTAGAAGAGATCAATTTAGTTTAGAAAATTACGAAGTAGCACATTTTAGATTACTTACAGATTCTAATTATCTTCCTTATGGTAGAGCTTATTTAGAACCAGCTCGTAAAGTATTTAAACAATTAATGTTAATGGAAGATGCTATGTTAATTCATAGAATTATGAGAGCACCTGAAAAAAGAGTATTTTATATCAATGTTGGAGCTATCCCACCAGAACAAGTAGAACAGTTTATGTCTGAAACTGTTAATAAAATGAAAAAAACACCTTTCATTGATAAAGAAACAGGAGATTATAACTTAAAATACAACATGCAGAACATAACAGAAGACTTTTATGTACCTGTAAGGGGAAATGATCAAACAACAAAAATAGATACTACAAAAGGCTTAGAGTATGATGGTATAACAGATGTTGAATACTTAAAAAATAAAATGATGGCTGCTCTTAAAATACCTAAACCATTTTTAGGTTATGAAGAAGGAGTAGAAGGAAAATCAACATTAGCAGGTATGGATATTCGATTTGCAAGAACAATTGAACGTGTTCAAAGGATAGTAGAATCAGAATTAACTAAAATTGCATTAGTACATTTATATTCACAAGGGTTTGATGAATCTGATTTAGTTGATTTTTCTTTAGATTTAACTACCCCATCAGTTATTTATGAACAAGAAAAAGTTGAATTATACACTTCAAAAACAGCAGTAGCTAAAGAAATGTTAGACGCTAAATTATTTAGTAAAGATTGGATTTACGAAAATGTATTTAGTTTATCCCCAGATCAATATAATATTGAAAAAGATGTATTAATTGATGATGCTATGGATGCTTTTAGATTATCACAACTTGAAAATGAAGGAAATGACCCAACAGAATCAGGTATGTCTTATGGTACCCCTCATGATTTAGCTTCATTATATGGTAATAAAAGAGATAAGGCAGTAGGCCCAGCTCAAGTACCAACAGGATATGATGAAAAAGAACCTGGACGTCCAGTTGATAGACCTCAAAATTATGGTTCTGATAAAGGGAATTTAAGTAGAGATCCACTAGGAAAAGGAGGATTATCAGCATCTGGTCCTGAAAAACCAACAAACACTAATAGAATTTCTACTTTTGAGTCTCAGAGTATTAAAAAATCTTTACAAAAAGCTTTAAAGAAAAAACAAATACTTAAAGAGGAAAACGAAGAGGGACTTCTATCTGAAAAAAACATTAAGCCTCAGGAATAGTTCTATATTTATATACAGATAAATTCGAATTTATATAACATGAAAGTAAAACATTCTAAGTACAAAAATACTGGGATTTTATTTGAACTTCTTACGAGACAGTTGACTTCCGATAATATTACAGGAAACCAGTCAAAATCTTTGTCTTTTTTAAAAAAACATTTCAACTCTAAAACTGAATTATTAAAAGAATATAAAATATACCATACATTAGCTACTAAAAAGTATAATAAAGATAGTCAAGCTACAATGTTAATCAATACATTATTAGAGGCACACGGAAAATTAAATAAAAGTCAGTTAAGAAGAGAAAAATATAATTTAATTAAGGAAATTAAAGACACGTATAATGTAAATGATTTCTTTAAAGCAAAAATAACTGATTATAAAGTAATGGCTTCTATTTATAACTTATTAGAAAATAAAAAAGCCACAGCTCTATCAATTGTTGATTCTAAAGTAACAATTTTAGAACATATTACTGAAAAACAACAAAAAGTAAAAAAGAATGCTGTTTTAGAAAATTTTAATAATCAAGATAAAGATACTAGATTACTTACTTATAAAGTTTTACTTGAAAAATTTAATGACAAATATAGTGGTTTAGAAGATAATCAAAAAACATTATTAAAAGAATATGTTAACAGCGTTAGTAATAGTCCTGCTCTTAAGTCTTATCTCAACCAAGAAATTAAAGAAGTAAAAAAAGATCTTACAAAATATTCTAAAAAAGTTGAAGATAAAGCAGTAGCGGTTAAATTGAATGAAACAAAAATAATGATTAAACCTTTATGTAAAAAATCATCTGTTAGTGATGATAATGTTATTAACTTACTTAACTACTATGAGTTGGTAAATGAGTTGAAAACAGTACATGGTTAGTCTTGTTGACATATATAATATAAAAGAATCTTCTTTTAGTGAATTAAAAAAAGATAGAGATCCTGCCAGAGGAAATAAAGGCAAGAGTGGTGAAAAAGATTATTATTTAGTACATGGTGAAGAAGACCCAGTAACAGGAGCAAGACCATCAAAAGTAGTATATAAACGTTCTTTTAAAAAAATGGTAGCAGATTTAGAAGCAGAAGCAATTGATTTTAAAAAACTAGCAGATGAAAACCCAGATGATGTTGTGCTATATAATTTATCTGAGGAATTAAAAGAATTATTTAATAGATTCAGAACACACGTAAGAAAAAATTATGAGTAAAAAATTTAACATACATGATTGGCAAGCTAAACAAAGACAAAAACGTTTAACAGAAAACATGCATCTTGATGCTGATGAATTTGAAAGAGAAAATTTAGAGTTTGATATAAAAAGATATATTGGACAAGTATTTGCTAGTTGGATGTCACCATCTAACCCACCATTTTCTCAAGAATACGCAAAACCACCTTACATAGATAAGCTAGCAAAGGGTATAGTAGATTATATAACGAATAGATATAAGACTAGAAATGAACACCACGACGATGAAAACTTCCCAGGAAAAGATTTAAGCGCTTGGGATTTATTAGATAAAATGAAATCAGGAGATAAAGAATTATATAATAAAGTTGAAGACTTTATGAGAGCA